CATTTGATGATTGCAGCAGATTACTTTAACAATCGTGAGGAATCCGGTGCATCGAATCTGGTAATAATTCCAAATGGCGCCATGCGCATCCTTACCTCAATAAGGAGGTGGAATGCATGAGTATCTCAGTTCCTTTTGCGGGTGAATTGAAACACAGAATTTCTCTTTTCAGAAGAGTAGATCTGCCATCTGCTGATTATTCTGCTCAACAGATTGATTCCCATATCTGGACTGGCAGAGCCAAGGTAGAACCTACAGGCTCTAACTATAGAGATGACGCTCAGATTGATAACAGACCCACTCACAGAATTTGGATTAGATCTATCTCCGGAAAAACGGATCCTTTCTCTATTTCACACGGTGTAATTATCAAATTTAAAACTCAGATGTTGCGACCTACACGGGTTACGGATGCAAACGGACAGGGTAAATGGACTGTAATCGAAGCGATGGAACTTGGTTCATATAGAACAGAGGGAAATGTTTCCTCGGTGACTCTTGCAGATGAGGTGCTTGGATGAGTGGTATTCCAATCTATGTAAATGTTCAGCTCCCAAAAGGCTTAAATCCTAAAGATTATGATCGCAAAGTTGTAATGAGTGGTATTACAAAAGCTGCAAGAGGAGTTCAGAAGCTTTCTAAAAGTCTTTTGAACAAGCGAGGTGCTCCTTCTCAGCCTAATGAATATCCAAAAAGAGTTAGCGGAAACATGTGGAGACATGTCAAGGTGCATAAATCCACACGTAAAGACAGATTATGGGCAAGAGTTGAGATCGATTCCTTTAAGGATAAGTCGTTCTGGTATCCGGCTGTTCTTTTTTATGGTTCTGACAAACGTAATCTGAAGCCAAGGTTAGATGCTGTATGGGATGCACAGGCAAAGCTTGAAAAGGAATCTACAACCCTGATAGAGAATGCGTTGCAGAAAGGTTTAAAGGGGTGGTTCTAAATGGATGTTTCTTCTACTATCAAAGCATTACGTCAGCGTTGTTCCAGCTTTGGAGGCAGGGTTTTCGGTTCTGCTCAGATGGCTGCTATGGATTTAGAAGCCATTCATCCTGAAGAACATCCATCGGCATATGTAGCCTGTATTAGAGAAGATGCTATGGATGTTACTGTTACTGAAAACAGTTACAGGCAGGAAGTATCTGCTACGGTTGCAGTATACATTCTAGTAGCCAATCAGGATGATAGAGCACAGACTTCAGCAGCAAAAGCAGAACAGCTTAAAGAGGAAATTTTTAAGGCTATTTTGGGCTGGGCTCCAAGTGATGATCCTAACTCCATCTATATCTATGAAGAAATGCAGATTTTTGTCAATAATCGTGCGTTCTTAGGTATTCAGCTGAACTTTTCAATTATTTATGCTCTCGGCCCCGATGATACACGTATTCCAGACCAGCAAGCAGAAGACTTCGGTAATTTTGACACACTGAATATGAGTGTAGACAAAATAGAAACTCCTCCTGGAGCTCCAGATGGCCGAGAGGATGCCCGAGTCGTGATTGAACATTTATATGGTGATTCAGAAACCTCTGAATCTGAAAATTCTTAATCCGCGTATGCGGTTTTATATGGAGACGGAAAGATGACTGTTAGTTTTAATAACATTCCTTCATCAATTTATACTCCGCTGTTCTATGCGGAAATGGATAATTCAGCTGCGAATACCGCAACCGGAGAGAAACGCTCTCTGTTAATCGGGTTAAAGTCTGCGGATGGAATTGCACAGATCAATAAACCAATGCTGGTATCAACAGCATCAAAAGCAAAAACTCTTTTCGGTGCTGGTTCTCAGCTGGCATTAATGGTTGCAGCATATCGCAATCAGGATTCAACAGGAGAACTGTGGGTAGTCTGTCAGGAAGTATCTGACGATGAGAATGATAATACAAAGATCATTGGCACTAAAGCTACTGGTAATGTAACAATTACCGGAACATCAACTGCAGCAGGAACAATTGCATTTTATATTGGTTCTACCAAAGTTGCGGTTAATATTGCGCTTGGTGCTTCTCCAACCTCAATAGCTAGTTCCCTGGCTAGAGAGATTAATGCAAAAAGTGACATTCCTGTAACAGCTGCAGTAGATCAGACAGATGCAAATATTGTTAATCTGATCTCAAAGGGCTTCGGTGCATATGCCAATGATATCAAAATCGGTCTAAATCTTAAGTCAGCTGTTGGTGGTGAAGAAACTCCTGCAGGAATTGAGATTGCTCTTACTCAGCTGAGTGGCGGTACCGGTGTTGTAGATTATGAACAGGCTTTTGGCTGTCTTGGTGATGAAACTTATACGTTTGTTGGTATCGGTGATAATGATACCACTTCATTAGACGTCGTAAAGACAGAGTTCAATGATGCATCTGGTCGCTGGTCATACGCAAAGATGCAGTACGGACAAGTCTTTACTGCAAAACGTGGTGATGATAATTCCCTTGTAACCTTTGGTAAAACAAGAAACGATCAGCATGCTACCATTTTTGGTGTAGAAAATGCTCATCCAAATCCTGTATGGGAAATTTCCGCAGCTGCTACCGGACGTGAGGCAGTCTATATTGCTATTGATCCTGCCCGTCCTACTCAGACTGGACCTCTGGTCGGCATAGACTATCCAGAGATTGAGAATAGATTCAATATGCAGGAACGTAATACTCTGCTGCATAACGGTATTGCGACTCTGTATGTATCTGGTGGCTATACTCGCATCGAGCGAGCAGTTACAACGTATCAGAAAAACCTGTTTGGTGATACTGATAACAGTTACCTTGATTCAGAAACCTTATTTACTCTGGCTGAAATTACAACTCGTTTAAAGACAGCTATTACCTCTAAATATCCTCGTCATAAATTGGCTAATGACGGCACTCGCTTTGGTGCTGGACAGGCAATTGTTACCCCTAATGTAATTAAGGCGGAGTTAATTGCTCAATACAAGCTTATGGAAACAGAGGGACTGGTGGAGAATTCAGATTTATTTGCCAAGTATCTGATTGTAGAAAGAGATGCTAATGATCCTAACCGTGTAAATGTTCTGCTGCCTCCTGATTTGGTAAATCAGCTAAGAGTATTTGCACTGTTGAATCAGTTCAGACTTCAGTATAGAGAAACAGACTAAGAGGAATAAAAAATGTCTAATACACATAGAGAAGCGGGTACCTGCTATATCAAGGTTGATGGAGTTCAGCTTGAGGTGGTTGGTAATATGGAAGTTCCCCTGAATACTTCTGTTAAGGAAGATATTCTGTCAACTCAGGGGCTAGTTGGTTATAAAGAGACAAAAAGAGCTCCTTACGTAAAGCTTGATGCTGTTTTTACTAAGGATTTCCCTTTCAGAAGTCTTGAAAAAAACGACAATATGACTATTACAGCTGAATTTGCTGGTGGTCAGGTATACGTTCTGAGCAGAGCCTGGTTACATGGCGAGAATAATATCAGTGGTTCCGAGGGAACTGTTTCGCTTGAGTTCCACGGAAGAGATGGAGGATTTAACTAATGGCAAAGAAGGGCAATTTAGTTGAGCTTGATGATGCTCGTTTTCCAGAAGAAATGGAAGCTGCAGATGAGCTTGAAATTGAATTGTCCTCTCCAATTTCCCATGGAGAGGAAGAAATTACAAAGCTTTCTATCAGAAAACCTACTGTAGAGGATATCTGCCGCACAGGTATGCTGTTACAGTCAGACACTTCCGGCAAGATTAGTATTGATATGAATATTGGCCGTAAATATCTGATTAGACTTTCAAACCAGCCAAATTCAGTCATTAATAAAATGACACCTCATGACTTTGTTTTTGCCGTAAATAGTCTTGTGCGTTTTTTCGCATAATCGACAGTTTCAATTCAAAAGATGCACTTATCGAATGGGTTTATGAAATGGCCTACTGCTGGCATATGAACCCATTTGAGCTTAAGTGTAAATCTCTTGATGAACTTGTCGAACTTTCAGTGCAGACTTCGCATATATATCAGTTAATTAAGGATTCCAGAGGACAGTAACCATGGCTAAGACCGTTCATTCTAAAGTAGTTTTGAGCGCCAAGGATGACGTATCTCCTACTTTAGGAAATCTTCAGAAAAAGTTTAAGTCTTTTTCCAGGGCTGCTCAGTCTGTTGGATCAAAATTAAAAAGCTTATCTGCCATTACTTTTGCTCCAATAGCTGGCGGATTAGCTTCTGCTGTAGCTGCTGCTAAGTCTGCTATTTTTGCCTTTGCTGATTATGGTTCATCTGTGGATGACACAGCGAGATCTCTGAGTATTGCATCTGATTCTCTTCAGGCTTTTCGTTATGCTGCTTCATTGGGAGGTTCAAGCGCCGGAGAAATGGACTCTGCTATAGCCGTGCTGAATAAGAATATGGCGAATATGGCTGCCGGCTCAAATAAGAATTTAGCAAAACTTATGGATGATTTAGGTATCTCCATGAAAGATGCCAACGGTAGAATGAAAACTGCCGCCGAGCTGATTCCTGAGATTGCTGACAGTATTAAGTCACAGTCGAATGCAACTCAGAAAGCTTATATCGCTACTCAGTTTTTTGGACGTTCAGGACAGAATCTTATTAAAACATTATCTGACGGTTCTGATGGCTTAATACAGGCAAGAGAAGAGGCTGAAAAATACGGTGTTGTCCTAGGTAAGGATGATGTTGCATACACAGCTCTATTTAGTGACTCTCTGACTCGTACACGTTATGCTGTGCAGGGCGTTCAGTTTGCAATTGGACGTCAGTTACTTCCAGTGATGCAGCCAATGCTGGATGGAATGAATGACTGGATTGCTAACAACAGGGAATGGATAGCCTCAGCAATAACCGAAGCTATTATTGATTTTTCAAAGTCTCTTGAAAAAATAGATTTTAAAGCAGTAATCACCGGAGCAGTAAATTTTACCAAGTCATGTGTTAACCTTTTTACCGCTATGGGCGGATTAAAAACTGTTGCTATTGCTATAGGTGCTTTATTTGTTGGAAAGGTTGCGATTGGCATAGTATCAACTGTTTCAGCATTTTCAACCATGATTAAAGTCTTATGGCCACTTACTAAAGCTGTATGGGCTTTTAATGCTGCTATGCTGGCTAATCCGGTTACATGGATTGTGCTGGGAATAGTTGCTGCAGTGGCAGCATTAGGCGGTGCAATCTACTACATCTACAACAACTGGGATTCTCTGGTTGCATGGTTTACAGATTTATGGGAGCAGATAAAGGATGTTTTTAGTTCCTTTTGGGAATGGTATAAAGACTATTGGTCAGGTGTAGCGAATATTGCTATTTCTCTGTTCGATGGATTTGTAACATTTTTTACTGATACCATACCAGACTCAATTAAGAAAGCCTGGGAAGGACTGAAAACTTGGTTTTTAGATCTTATCGAAAGTATGCTGGGCCCTGCAAAAGGGATCATCGATACCATATCAAGTGTAACAGGTACGGTTACATCGGGGGTATCAAAAGCATGGGATAGTGTTACAGGTTTCTTCGGTGGTTCAGATAACTCAGACCAGGTTCAGAGAGCAGTGGCCAGCCCTCTCAGAGGAGCTTTGCCTACTCTTGTAGGGGAGTCTCGTTTTAATGGAGCCATGGAAATTCGTTTACATACTGATCCTGGCACTACTGCAGAAGTAACCGAACAGCGTTCTGATAATTATGCTATGAGAATGAATGTAAAACAGGACACAGGAAGGAGTCGTTAAATGTTTGATGATTTAAGACAGGCTTCATATCAGAACATTGTTTTTCACGTTTCTGCCTCAGAATTTAATTTTGGGCGCAGAACCGTGCTCCATGAATTCCCTCAGCGTGACAAGCCTTTTGTTGAAGATCTTGGTAAGGCTACAAGAAAATTTACATTTACGGCCTTTATTGTCGGTTCAGATTATGTAACCAGGGCAAAGCGATTTGTCGAAGTTCTTGAAACTAATCCTGGAGAAACTGGAGGAGATCTCGTTCATCCTTGGCTCGGTAGACTTAAAGTCTTTCCTGTTGATACTCCAGTTATTCAATGGAATATAGCAAAACGAATTGCTACTTTAACATTGAATTTTGTTGAAGCAGGTGAGCTTCTATATCCAAAGATAGTAACTTCATGGGTAAACTCGCTCTTTGAATCAGCAAATAATCTTTATAAAGATATTCTAGGAGATTATGATCCGGAATCGATTACAGAATATGTAACAGAAGTTGCTGAAATTGCAAACGGTGCCCTAGGAACATTATCTGACACAAATTTTATAAAGCTGTTGGGTATGGGGCCTACGGTGAATAATTTCTCTGTCGAAATGGCATCTTTACTGCTTGATAAGGATAAGTTAAAAGACAGAATAATTACTGATTTGGGAATTGCCAGTCTTGCGGCTTCATCACGTGACTGGAAGTCTATATCCTCTTCATCTGCATCAGCACGTGACAAAATGATCTCTACTGTTGCTGCAGTAACCTCTTTAACTGCATATTCTTCAACTAAGACATCATCGATAACAAATGCAAGTGCCTCTATTGAGAAAGCCTTCAGATTAACGATGTTAGGAAATGCCGTAGCAAGTACAGCTTATATTGGAACAGACTACGACCAGAACCTTGAAGGAACACAGGTAGCTCCATTTGCTGAGGATGTTCTTCGAATCAGGGATGATCTTTTAAATTCTCTTGATAATGAAATGCTGTTAGGTGGTATCGATGACGATGATACGTACAGCACACTAGCAGATGCACGCTACAGTGTATATAACCATCTGAGCGAGCTTGCGTCAGATTTAGGCTCTGTTGAAGAAATTAAAATCGATGAGTCGACTTCATCCTTAGCTCTTGCCTACGACAGGTATGGAGATGCTTCTCGTGATTTAGAAATTGTTCAGAGAAACAATATCGCCAATCCTTTGTTTTTACCTACAGAAACATTAAAAGTGTCCTCAAAATAAAGCTTGTTCAGAGCTATACTTAAGATAAGTAGAGGATATTGCTATGAAGAAAGTTTTAGTTCTGATTGTTTCAATGCTTGTTTGCTGTTCTGGGGCTTATGCTAAATACTGTCCTGATTTGGCATGTGTATATGAAGCAACTCAGCAAGACAAGTTAGAGTACGAAAGAAAATACGGGGAAAAATTTGTAGATAACAGACCTGCTCCAAATACCGGTTCCGAACATGTCGAGTATGATATTATTCATAAAGATGGAACAAAGGAACATTGTTATCAGACAATGGCTGTTTTCCCAATACAGTGTCATTAACTGATATTCATTACTATGGAGACCGCTTTTTATAGGCGGTTTTTTTATGCCTGAAAATAAAGTAAAACTCGTAATCGATAATAAAATCAATGAGGGATGGGAGAGCGTTTCCATCGTCTGTGATTTAAATTCTATTGCAAGAGCTTTTCAGCTGGGTATTACTTTTGATAAACCAAACGGATTTTCATTATGGGATTATAAAGTTGGGAAGCCTGTACAGCTTTGTATCGATGACGAATTAATTCTGACAGGATATATTGATCAGACTCCTGTCATGTACGATGCTCATCAACGTACTGTAACTATTGTCGGCAGAAGTAAAACTGCAGATTTAATTGACTGCTGTCCATATCCTTCGGATGAAGAGATTGCAAAAATCTCAACTAGAAATAAATGGTGGAAGTACAGAATACACCCATCTGGGATGGTTGTTTCTCCTGCGCAGAAAACTGCTCGAAACTGGCATAACGAGCAAATTGAAAAAATTATTGCTACTCTGATTGCTCCATATGATATTCGCCTAATCAGTCAGGTAAATTCCCAGGAGAAGAAGAACAATTTCAGTATTACCCCTACAGATAAGATCATTGATTCTATAAGAAATCTTGTTAAAAACAGAGATTTATTATTTACTGACGATGAAAATGGAGATTTGGTAATTGTAAAAAAACAGGAAACAGCTACCGTCAATACTCCAAGTCTTGTTCTAGGTGAGAATATTCTTAAGGCCTCAATTCCTTTTGACGGCACTAAACTCTATTCACATTATGGAGTTGTAGGACAGGATAAAGGCTCTAATTCCTCATATGGACTAAATGTCTGTAAGTCAAATAACGTTGTCCCCGGGGACAATCTTGTTGCAGATAGAGCTCGATATATTTATGAAAAAGCAAAAGGTCAAAGTAACAGTAAAACATGTGAGAAGGAAGCCTCAGGAAATAAACACTTTGCCAACAATCAGTTTTATAAGTCCACTTATACAGTTCAAGGATGGAGAAACGTCTTCGGAGAACTATGGAAAGTTAACACAATAGTTTCTGTTAAGGACGATTTTCTTGATAAAACCGGAAGTATGCCTTTCCTTATCCAAAAGGTCACTTTCTCCTTAACCAATGAATCAGGAATGACTACAGAACTTGAAGTGGTTCCTCCTGATGGGTATAGACCTCCAGAATCAACTGCAAAAGAAAATACTCAGAAGAACACTAATATCAACACTTCTAAAACAACAGCTTCTATTCAGGTAAATAAGAATCAGTATCAAACAAAATACTGGTCATAATGGAGTTGATATGCCAGACAGTGAAAGAATAGTAAGAGGAACTGTATCTCAGTCATCAGATCAGAATCTTAGAGAATTACAGGTTGAACTGCAGGATGATGAGGTCAGAGATAACCTCGAACATATGGAGCCTTACGGCTTTACCTCAGAACCTTTCCTTGATAAAAAGACGGATGCCGTCATTGTCTTTACTGATGATTCAAGAGAACTTGGTTTGGTACTTTGTGTAGCTGACAGACGTTACCGACTCAAAGCTCTTAAAAAGGGTGAGGTGGCGATGTATGACGACCTTGGCCGTAAGATTTATTTACGCCGTGAAGGCATTCTCATTGACGGAGCTTCGTCCAAGATTGATATTCAAACCAGTGCGGTTGTAAATATCAATGCGTCTGCTAGTGTGAACGTCACAACCGGAAGCGTGAACATAAATGCATCTGAGACTACTATCAGCGGTCATGTCACCATTCAAGGCGGTCTTAATGTCAGCGGTGGTGAAGGTGCTCAAGTATATGGTGCAATTGCAGCTTCAGGAGATATTACTGCAGGTACTATCAGTGTGCAGAAGCATGTTCACGGTGGAGTGCAGGCAGGCGGTAGCAACACAAGCACTCCACAATAAACGTAAATTTTCAATAAAACGATAAACGAGATTGAAAAGGCTGGGTATCTTGTAACCATAGAATCTCTAAAATTCTTTGCTCTAAAAATTCTAAGGATGGCTGCAGAAGTATTAAACATATGATTATAGTTTCGTCTTTAAGCAAGCGCCCTGTATTTAGATACAGGAACCGTACATGGATACGGCAGGAACAACCTGTAGAAGCTGATGGCCACTCGATAACAACGAGTGGCTTTTCTATTTCTGAGGACCAACTTACAGACCTGACAGCTGATGTAGGTGTCGTCTGTTATGGAGCTGTTATCGATAACACTCCAACAGTGTTTGATTTTTCATCTATGCACCTTTGCCCGTGTCAACTTAAAAGAGTAAGGATGATACTGAAATGAAAATGTATTTCAATGGCACTCTTCTTGATAATTCAAAGCTTTCTCAGTTACAGCGAGCTGTTGTTATTTCTTTATTTACATGGCAGAGAGCCGAGCAATCAGATCATTATGATGGATTGTCCCAATACGGATGGTGGGGAGATACGTTTGCAGAAAATCCAAATGATCGGATTGGTTCAAAGCTATATCAGCTTTTCAGAAGAAAGCTGACAGGAGAAGTTCTCCTTGAAGCTCAGGAAATGTGTGAAAGCGCTTTGCAATGGTTAGTGGATGATGGCAAGGTCCATAAGGTTGAGGTTGTTTGTGAGCGCGCTGGGATTAACCAGCTTACTGTAACCGTTAATCTTTACATAAATAACAGCAGCAACATTTTCAAGTTTACGGAGATATAAGATGAGTTCACCTTTAAGACCTAGCTTGGCCAAAATCATAGATCGCATTACCAACGATGCAAAATCCCGCTACAACAAAGAATTTTTGAGGCGCTCTGATGTTAATGTGGCCATACGTGTAATAGCAGGTGCATCGCACGAAATCTACAGTGCCATTGAGTATGGCAGGAAACAGCTTTTTACAGAGACAGCTGAAACCTCCTATCTGGAAAGAAGAGGAAGATTATTTGATATTTATCGTAAGCCAGCTACTTATGCAACTGGAACTGTTCAATTTAACTGGGAAAATCCAGTTGTACTTGATACAGGAACCTTACTGCAGGATACTGAAGGCCATCAGTTCGAGACAACTTCTGCCGTCACATCGTCAGGTGCAGCTTCAATCCGTGCCACTGTATCCGGAACAGAGGGCAATATCGAATCAGGAGTTGAATTAACGCTGGTATCTGCTATCTCCGGAGTATCAGGAGCCGTAACAACATCAGAAATTACAGGCGGAACTAATGCTGAAACAGATGATTCTTTAAGAGAAAGAATTTTGAATCGAACTCAAAAGCCTCCTCGTACTGGAACTGCAGAGGATTATATCGCCTGGTGCTTAGAGGTTTCTGGTGTAACCCGTGCGTGGTGTTATCCACGTGAAATGGGCACAGGAACTGTCACAGTTCGTATTATGTCTGACAATTTAACGCAGGACGGCTTCCCTACTGATGAACTATTATCTCAGGTTCAGACTTATCTTGCGTCCAAGGCTGATGTGTTGGCCACAATTTATGTAGAAAAACCTGTAGCACAGCCGGTAGATATCCGTCTTTCAGTTTTACCTGATAATACATCAATGCGCCAGCATGTGGAAGAAAGAATCAAAGAACTGTTTACGGATGAGGCAATTCCAGGTGGAACTATATATTTATCACATTTAAATGCTGCTATTTCTGAAGTTGTTGGAGAAGAAGATCATATTATCGTTTCTCCAGCGGAAGATATGGTTGCTCAGTCAAGTTCTCATATGCTTACAGTAGGAGCAGTAACATGGCAGGGAAATTAACTGGTTTTACTGTCTCTGAATATCAGAGCGCTTTAAAAAGCTTACTTCCACAAGGTCCTGCCTGGGAAGATGAACTCTCTGATTTAATGGTTGCCGTAATTGATCTTGCTTCAAGAGAATTTCAGCGAATAGATCACGATATATCACTGCTTATAGATGAATCAGACCCACGAACAGCCTCAGTAACAATATCGGATTGGTTTAAAGAGTGGGGTATCCCTAATGACTGTTTAAAGTCTCTGGCTAATACATCAGTAGAACAATGGAGACAGCTGTTAGTGACCAAGATTACAACCTTAGGCCTAACCTATACAGAACTACTCTCCATAATAGCTGAAATTACAGGTATTAGTTCGGTTTCTGCCAGTAGGGTGAAGCCGTTTACTGCAGCAAGCCGAGTAAATGAAAGATTGTATGGGCCAAAATGGGATCATGCTGTTTTAATTATTTCAGCATCAGGTACAACGATTAAATATTTTACAGCAAACAGTAGAGCTGATGAACGTCTAGCTAAATGGGGAAATGAGCTTTTTGAGTGTCTGGTTAAATCCGTTACTCCTGCTCACAAGGTTATTGTATTTCAGTATCAAAAAGAGGATAACATATAATGGAAACACGTTTATATGAAGCTGATGCATCAGAATCAGTTCCATCTCTTTCCACTTTAACTTCAGAAGGGTTTCCAACTGAGGGCGATCCTGAACTTGCGGTTCCTGCCACAAAAATAGGAGCAGCATGGTTCTACGCACTTGGTGAAGAAATTAGAAATGTAATCATCAAAGCCGGACTCACACCAACAAATGAAGGTGCAAATGCTCTCTCTCAGCTCGCCGAGGCGGTTCCAGTTATCGCTATTGACGCATACGACTCAAACAAGCCTTATATTGTTGACCGTGTAATCGGCCACAAAGGTAAATTATGGTTCTGTAAGCAAGCAAACAACAAACAGAACCCTGTGGAACCGGGCACCAACGCAAACGTATGGCAGCAGATTCAGACCGAGTCCGATGTGGTTACAGTTCCTGACGCAACTACAGAGATAAAGGGTAAAGCACAGCTGTGTGACAACATCGCTGATGAGCCTACCAATAAGACTAAGGCTGTTACTCCTCACGCTGTGGCTGTATATGTATCTTCCGGTGGACGTAAGGCAAATGATATTGGTATCGTAGGTCGTCAGGGCTTTGGTGTTGGATTCCCTGATGCTACTGAAGACGAGCTTGCTGCAATCGGTATGTCTCCTATGAATGGTACATACGACAAGACTTCAGATAATTACGGTAACTTTATGTCTGACAATGGCGGTCAGTTTGTTTACATCCCTCACCACTATATCCGTTATGGAGACCAGTCTGACCCTGACTACGATGTATACGGTGCCAACGTATTAAGCGTTAAGACACACGATGCATACAATTCAGAGGCTGAGGCTAATGCAGACGGTTATTTCTCTCTTAGAGCGTTCTATGATGGTTCTGAGAGTGTTAATCAGCCAGGATTCTTCATGCAGAAGTATGAGCCTAACGGCAAGACTCTAGACGGTGTCGTATACGCCTATGGTGACGGCTCAGCTCGTGGTATGGTTAATATTGACGCTCCTACCATGATGACCCGTGCCCGTAATCTAGGTTCTGATTACTTCGTAGCTTCTTGGTTCATGCACCAGGCTATGGATGCAATTACCTTACTGCAGGGACAGCACTCAACCGGTACCGCTAACTGTGCATGGTGGAAGTCAAGGGGTGGCGCTAACTATCCTACAAAAGGATGGAACGCTTCAACCCCAGCACTGTATTCACATAACGGACAGAAGAATGGTATCATGATGGCCGATGGCTTTACATGGGAGTTCTGCCTCGGTGTAACCACTCCTGGTACTTCCGGAACTCAGGGACAGACCGCAGTTACCAACAATAAGATTTACCTGTTAAAACCAACCGTTAAGATGAAAGACTTAACAAATGGCTTTGGTGGTTCTAAGGACGCATGGGGAACAGCTGCAAACTTACTTGAGAATTACAACGAGTTTGATACTACCGATCACTTTGCTATGACTACTAATAGAGCATGGTACTGGGGTAATGGTAACAATCAGATGTATATTTCTCCTGTAAGAAACGGCGAATTAGACGCCAACGCTCGCGACTCATTCATGCTGATTCCTAACAGTGAACAGTCCATCTCCTCATCACAAAATACTATGATGGGACCATGTTTGAGTTATACTAGTCCAGCTACGCAGTGTCTGGCTATGTATGTACACGGTGAAAACATTAACAGCG